AGATCCTTTCTTGATTTCCTCAAATAAATACAATACGACATGATATCACCTCCGTATATATTATGTAAAAAAGTACAAAAATAACAGCCATACACAGAACGTAAGTTCTGATTGTGCGACTGCACCGAAGATGATACAATATTCTTTGGCAAGACAGTATCTCTTCGGAGTTACTAAAGCACATTGGCGTGTGCTTCCCCAGTTGACCGTTCCTGTTGGCGCAGGAGCGGTTTTTATTTAAGATATAAAACCATCATCTTTTATCTGGAATATCTTTTTGTGTAGTGTTATCGTTGTCTTGAAACTTCTGGCCATCAAGAAGAACAGAACTCCGAATATAATAAAGAAAGCACCGATTCCAACAGATGTTGAGAGTCCGGCAAGTCCGAAAGCCAGTAAAACAACTGACATGATCATGGCGATTACACGGCACAATGAGAATGTAGAAATTTTTGTGCGTTTTCCATTTGCTTTTATGATTGCATCTCTGTCCTGATCAAGTACACATCCAGTTTGAACAAGCGAAATGTATTTTTTCTTCTCACTTGATGTCAGCACTTTCTCAAGCTTAGATGGAATCCGTACCTCAGGGATTTCTGCGGCAGATCCACTGAAAGAACTGTTGGAAGATGAACGCGATCCATTTCCACCGATCCCACGATATACATCACCGACTCCCAAGGTTGTCTTGTTATAGACTTTATTGTATGCTGCCTTCTTCGGATCCTTTATCCATCCGACACCTTTCTGTCCGTATCCAGGAGACACGGATTTCTTAACAGCTCTTTTTACTTTTCCAGTTGTCTGAGCCTTAACGCTTTTCTTCAAGCTCGGTGTTCTCATTCCTACTTTCATTGTTATCACCTTTTCCTTCATGTAGGCATTGCAGCGTTTTGCAGATTGCCTGAATATCATCGTCTGACAGTTCGTCAAAATTGTTCAACTGGTTCTGTATCGAACTGATCAGCATATCTTTTACAGTAGATTTTTCAGTATTACTTGTCTTTTGGAAGAAAATTGCTGTGATTGTACTAGTCAGAGAGCCATCAGACCGATTCCAACAAGCATCAGCACAGTTGCTATGATTCTTCCTGGGATTGTTGTTGGTGAGATATCTCCATATCCAACAGTTGTTGCTGTGACAAAGCTCCACCAAAAGCCATCTGAAAAGCTCATACCTTCCGCAAAATGGATGGATATTCCGCCGATTGCGATGCAGATCAGCGTTGCTCCGACCATGTACTTGAAACCATTCAAGTCAAAGAAGAACTTTATATGCTTGTAGAGCCTTGCAAATCGTGCAGATGCTTTTGCTAGCTTCAAGAGTTTTAGCATCTTGAATACCCTAAAAACTTTGAACAAAGAGTTGAATGGAATAATTGCAATCAGATCCAGTATGTTATTCCGAAAAAACTCTTTTTTATTTTTAGCAATCAGCAATCGTAACGCATAGTCTGCAATAAATATTGTGTTGATCGCAAAGTCAATGTCGCGCTGAATTGCAGAACATCCAGCTGTCATGTCACAGATTGCAAAGTAGACAGCTACGATTGCAAGTACGCTGAAAAGGAGATCATACAGAACAGAAAGTCGTTCCTTGTGTTTCATAAAACAAATTCTCCTGATTTCATTTAATATAATAAGCAACCCATCTCTACGCAAGAACAAATGTTCGATAAACCATTGATTTCTAAATACAAATGTCGTATGATGAAATCAAGGAATTTCGAAGAGTGTTCTTGCTGGGAACGGAGGGATCCATAATGAATTATAAAAAAATCATAATAAAAATGCTTGACGAATTGGACGACACACGATTAAAAAATGTATATTTTTTCATTCGCGGAATCTTAGGACTGAAATAAATCAGTCCTTTTTTATTTGTATAGAGTCCAAAAAGTCTTCTAATACTTTCCATCCAGTTTCGTCAAGAGCCGCCAATCCGGAAACAAGTCTCTTTTTAAAAGAATCATCTTCCTCAGTCATGAGCTGTCCGACAAACTGTGCGATTTCATCAGAGTAGGACAGTTTCACAAACATATCACCCTCTCCAGTACGGAGCCAATTTTCGTTGACATTATATTTTGTACATATAAGAGAAATAACTGCATCGATAGGTTCATTTCTACCGGACTCGTAAGTTGCTATGGTGTTTCTTTTAATTCCAATACCTTCAGCAAATTCTTGTTGAGTCATATCCAATTCTTTTCTTAACTTTTTTAGGCGTTCGTTCATTTTCTCACCTCTTTTCTTGATATTGATTATACAACATAGCAGAAAGAAAAGCAATACAAAAAGTCGCAAAATCACAAAAAGTCGCAAAAACACAAAAAACAGATTGACAAATTCTATTATGCGACATATAATGTTCACATAGCAACAAAAAAACAAACGAAGAAAGGAGTAAGAAATGTCAGAGAAAGAAAAACAGATTATCAAGACACTTGCCGATAAGTTACCAGCAATGAGCGAAAGAGAAAGAGGATACCTCGAAGGAACGATCGCAACTGCAGCGGCAATGAGCAGTAAGAAAGAGGAACAGGAGAAAAACAATTCAGAGAAAAAGGTTGGATAAGATCAGGGAGGCGAAAACAATGAAGAGAAGTATTAATCACAAGAGATACAGCGGATATCCAGAAGAATTAAGTCTGCTGAAAGGATTTAAGGTTGTTGGAGTCGGATGCGGAGATATCGAAAAAGAGGGTGCAACAAGCATCATGCTGATGAATGACCACAATGTCGCTGTTGACCTGAACATCACGGATGAAGGAACATACATCAGCGAGTTTTACGCACTTACACAGGACTTTATTCCAAGAACCTATGAGGATGATTAGAGAGGAGAAAAAAATAGCAACAAGTACAAACCGTAACACATAAACTTTTCTAGGAGGTGATGCGGGTGATCGTAGAGATCAAAAAGACAGAAAGCGGATGCACATACAAATTCGATGATTCTGCTTATCTGGGGAAAAGCGAAAAAGAGCATGAAAAAGTGATCAATGATGTATCAACTATCATAAACGAACATCTGAGATCAAGAAAGGATAAAACCGCTTAGGCGGTGGAAAGAAGGACAAGCATGGAGGATTGTTGCTACTGTCAGCATAGAAACAGTTGTATGGAACGCAGTCGATGTTATCCGTGCACATCATACAAAAAGGAAGAAAGGAGAAAGACCACATATGGATTATCAGATGGACGAAAACACAGGAACTGGGCTGCTGCTCTGGGACATGGGAAGAAGCGGACGAGTACGCCAGGAAGAAGAACAAAGGAGATTACATCATATTAGAATGAGTCTTTGGCGAACAAGATTTATTACAGGGATAGGAATGCTTGTTGGACTCTTCTATGCTTCCGGAGCAGCAATTACATATTCCATATCAGTCAAAGTGCCAGGGTCAACGCTGGAGCGCGTCCTGATCGGACTGGCTGTATCAGCAAGCTTCTACGCGCTGAATTCGATTGCAAGGACGCTGGAAAAACAGAAA